GCCTCTGTCCTTGATTTAGTTGGAATTACTTGTCCTAAACGTCAATGCACAAGGGCTGAGTTTCCTTCTATAGGTACTTTTGTAGGATGAATTGGAAATATAAAGCTTTACTTCATGCTCAACAAGAAGATCCTAAAGAATCTTGTGGTTTATTGCTTAATATAAAAGGAAAACAAAGATATTATCCTTGTCGTAATTTATCAATGACAGATCATCAATGTTTTATTATCAACCCAGAAGATTATGTAAAAGCTGACAATATTGGAGATATTGTAGGCGTAGTTCATAGTCATCCGATAACACCTCCTTATCCAAGTCAAGCAGATAAAATTAGTTGCGAGGATAGTAACTTACCTTGGTATATAGTTAATCCAAAAACAGAACAATGGGGTTATTTAGAACCATGTGGATATAAAGCACCAATTTTAGGTAGACAATGGGTTTGGGGCGTAACAGATTGTTGGGCTTTAGTAAGAGATTGGTATAAAGAAGAATTAGGAATTACACTTAGAGATTGGAAAAGACCGATAACTTTAGAAGAATTTATAAAGAATCCTATGTTTGAGAGTTGTGCAGATGCTACTGGTTTTAAAGTATTAGAGCCAAACGAAAAATTACAAAATGGTGATTTATTATTTATGTCTATATTGTCAAACGGATTAAATCATGTAGCTATTTTCATAGATGGGGATGTTTTGCATCATTTAACAGATAGACTATCTTGTAAAGAGCCTTACTCTGAATGGTTACAAAAATGCACAGGAAAGAGGTTGCGTTATGCTGCGTAAATTAAAACTGTATGGAAAACTAGCAGAGTTTATTGGACATGAAGAGTTTGAAATTAAAGTTGCAAATGTTTCACAAGCCGTAAGTTTTTTAATTCATAATTTTCCGCAATTAGAAGCTTATATGAATCCAAAATATTATCAAGTAAAAGTTGGTAATTATTCTATAAATGAGTCTGAATTATCATATCCTATTGGACAAGAAGATATACATTTTATTCCTGTTATATCAGGTGCTGGACGAGGTTTAGGTCAAATATTATTAGGTGCTGTTTTAATAGGGTTTGCTTTTGCTGGAGGTGCTGGTTTTTTTGGGTCAGCTTTTGCAAAAAATACTGGATTATTTGCTTTTACAAAAAAAATTGGATTTGCTCTTGTTCTTGGAGGCGTAAGCCAATTATTATTTCCAGTACCAGAACCACAAAAATTTGAAAGTGAAGAAGATCCAAAATTATCTTTTAACTTCAGTGGGGTGCAAAATACTAGCCGAGCCGGAACTCCAGTTCCGATCGTGTATGGAGAAATATTCACCGGGTCGGTGGTGATCTCTGCTGCTATTGACACTAATCAGGTGGACGCATGACAGACGAAACTAGAATTATTAGAGGTTCAAAAGGTCAAAAGTCACCTCCTCCTCCGTATCGCGCTCCCGATACTTTACATAGTAGAAGTTTTGCTACTATTCAAGATTTAATTTCTGAAGGAGAAATAGAGGGATTTGCTAGTGCATCGAAAGAAAATCTTACTAAAGGCACTACAGCATACCAAAATGCAAGTTTAAAGGATGTATTCCTTGATGATACTCCGATATTGCAATCAAGTGCTACAAGTGCAAGTCCATCAGATGGTGATTTTAATTTTCAAGATGTAGCTTTTAAGTCTGAGTTTGGAACATCAAATCAAACTGCAATGAGTGGTATTCCAGCAGAAACTAGATCTCCAACAGCAGTGTCAGTAACAGTCACTACCTCCGCACCTGTAACTAGACAGATTGCTAATACTAATGTTGATGCTGTAATTGTTACTTTAACTTGGCCTCAAATACAAGTAGCTGAAGATGATGGAGATATTAGAGGAGATACTGTTAACTACAAAATACAATTACAACATGATTCTGGTGGATTTGAAGATAAGATTGTTGCTTCTGTTTCTGGAAGAACCGCAGATGCTTATGCTAGAGATCACCGAATAGCACTTACAAGTGGCTATACAACAGTTGATATTAGAGTAGTTAGAGTAACGGCTGATAGTACAGAAGCTAATAGAGTTAATTCTTTCCAATTTACAAGTTTTCAAGAAGTTATAGACAATGCATCAACATATCCAAATAGTGCATATGTCGCATTACGTTTAGATAGTAAGCAATTTAATCGTATACCTACAAGGAAGTATCGCATTAGAGGAATAAAAGTAAGAATACCCGGCGCTGGTGCGTCAAACTCTGGAACGCCTACTGTTGATCTTCAAACAGGCAGAATACAGTACCCAAGTGGATATATATTTAATGGAACAATGCAACAAGCTGTTTATACTAATTGCCCTTCGATGTGCCTCCTAGACCTTTTAACAAATACTAGGTATGGTTTTGGTGATCATATTACAGATTCTAATTTAGATTTATTTAGCTTTGTTGCTGCAAGTAAATATGCTAATGAAGAGGTAGATGATGGTACAGGAACAGGTACAAAAGAAGCTAGATTTAGCTGTAATGTTAATATTCAATCTCCAAAAGAAGCATTTGATGCAATAAATGAACTTGCTGGTGTAATGAGATGTATGCCGATTTGGTCTGCTGGAAGTGTAACTATTTCACAAGATAAACCATTAACTCCTAGTTACCTATTTAATTTATCTAATGTAAGTGAAGATGGATTCAGTTACTCAGGAAGCAGCTTAAAACAAAGGCATTCTATTTTTTCTGTTAGTTATTTTAATATGGATTCTAAGGAGGTAGATTTCGAGGTTGTTGGGGATAGTGAAAGCGCGGCAGATGTGTTAAGAAGACAAAAACTGGGTACTGCAATTAAAAAAGTAAAAGCATTTGCTTGCACTTCTCGTAATCAAGCTGCAAGGCTCGGAAGAGCAATGATGTTTGCGGAGGAACAACAATCAGAGGTAATAACATTTAATACTTCTATTGATGCTGGGGTAGTTGTAAGGCCGGGTTCTGTGATTGAGGTTAACGATCCTGTAAGAGCAGGGGCTAGGAGAGGAGGCAGAATAGTAGCAGCTACTACAACGACTGTAACTATTGACGCTGTTGCAGATACCACATTATCTGACTTAGCTAATTCTGTTACTATTTCTGTCATTTTGTCTGACGGAACAGTAGAAACTGGTTCAGTTTCCAATATTGTTGGTGCTGTTTTTACTGTCAATAGTGTTACCAAGCCTGATGGAACCACTCAATCTGCTTTTAGTTCCGCACCAAACGTAAATTCACCCTATCTAATATCAAGCACGGATTTACAAACACAATTATTTAGAGTAATTCAAGTCGAAGAAAAAGATCAAATAAATTATCAAATCACAGCCATTACATATTTAGAAGGTAAATATGATTTTATTGAAAATGGTATATCTTTACCTACTAGAACAATATCTTTGCTAAATCAACCAGCTACATCTCCAAGTAATTTAGGCGTACAAGAAAAAATCGTAACTATTAATAGTATTGCTAGAAGTAAATTAATTGTTGATTGGAAACCTGTAGATGGTGTAACGCAATATCTTGTTAATTATAAATTTGAGGATACTAATTTCATTTCACAAGTGGTATTTAGTAGTGATTTTGAAATTTTAGATAGTAAGAGAGGTAATTATACTATTGAAGTATATTCTTATAACGCCACATTAGAATTATCACCTAGCCCTACAATAACTACATTTACAGCACAAGGTAAAACTGCTGTTCCAGAAAATGTACAAAATCTTACTATTGAATCAATTAACGATCAATTTGTAAGATTAAAATTTAAACAAGCAACTGCTATTGATGTACTTCATGGAGGTCGAGTTTATATCAGGCATACAAATCAAACTGGAGGTGCTGCTACTTTTCAAGCAGCACAAGATGTTATTGAGGCTGTAGCTGGTAACTCTTCAGAAGCAATATGTCCAGCTTTAGCTGGAACTTATTTAGCAAAATTTCAAGATGATGGCTTACGTTTTAGTGCCTCCGCAGCCTCAGTATCTATAACATTACCAGAAATCTTAGACTCAATAACAGTAAAAACTGACAGAGAAGATACTGATGGAACACCATATAATGGAACAAAATCAAATACTGTATTTGATTCTAGTATTGGAGGATTAAAATTATCTTCTACAGCAATAAGTAGTCCAGCAACTAAAGCTACTGGAACTTATGATTTTGTAGATACACTTGATCTTGGAGCTACATTTTCACTTGTCTTGAAAAGACATTTTCAAGGTGCTGGCTTTTTCCCCTCTGCTTTATGGGATGACAGAGTTGGGTTAGTTGATAGTTTTGTTGATTGGGATGGTGATACAGCAGACGAAGCTAATGCAAAATTAGCAGTTAGAACAACAACTGATAATCCAAGTAGTTCCCCTACTTATACAAGTTTTAATGATTTTTCAAATGGAACATTTAAAGGAAGAGGTTTTCAGTTTAGAGCAACTTTAGAAACAACTGATTCAGCACAAAATATGAACCTACAACAATTAGGATATACAGCGACTTTACCATCTAGAACAGAACAATCTGCTGTTATTGCATCGGGATCAGGGGCTAAAAATGTAGTTTTTACAGCACCATTTTTTGTTGGAACATCTGCACTTGGCAATCTAAATAATTTCTTACCTTCTGTAAATATTTCTCCTCAAAATATGGCAACCGGAGATTTCTTTGAACTCAGCAGTATATCTGGAACTGGTTTTACAGTTCACTTTAAAAACTCAAGTAATGCTAGTATTGATAGGAACTTTACCTACAGCGCTGTTGGTTTCGGCAAAGGAGGGTAACATGGAAGAAATTACTCTTTAACTATGTCCATTGTTAGTAATTTTAATATTGATAATGCTTCGGGTCAAACTGTAAGACTAGATATTCAAGCGTGTTTAAAAGCTCTACAATCTAGCAATTCAAGCTCTGCTGATTCTGATTTAGCGTCAAGTGCTTGTACAGCAGGGATGCTGTTTCTTAATGAAACATCAGACGAATTAAAAGTACGAAACTCTGCTAATGGTGCTTTTACTACGATAGGAAATATAGATCAGGCAAACTTAGGTTTATTGCCTAAAGCTGGTGGAACTATGACAGGTACATTAACAACAGTTGATGTTACTTTTCAAGGAGATAATTACAGTGCCGTATGGGATAAATCTGATAATGCTCTTGAGTTTGCTGATAATGCCAAATTAGTATTTGGTAGTTCAAATGATCTTGTTATAAGCCATTCTGGTTCAAACTCTGTATTTAATGAAAGTGGTACAGGCAACTTACAGTTGCAATTAGGAGGAGTTACAAAATTTGAACTTGTATCAGGTGGTGTTTCCTTAACAGGTGGAGCAGCTTCAAATATTACAGCATTATCTGATGGTGCAACAATTACTATTGATATGGCTACTGCCTGTCATCATTCTGTCACTTTGGGTGGCAATAGAACCTTTGCAGCACCTAGTAATCAGGTAGTAGGACAAAGTGGATCAATATTTATTACCCAAGATGGAACAGGCTCAAGAACAGCTACTTTTAATTCAGCATTTAAATTTAATAGTGGAACTGCTCCAACTTTATCAACTGCTGCTGGTGCGATTGATAGAATTGACTATATAATAAAATCAAGTGGAGTTATCCATTGTGCCGTATCTACTGACGTTAAATAAATGGCAATTATTCCAGCGAGTAAAAATTTTGATGTAGTGAAAAGAGCAGATTTTGATTTGCGACTTACTTTTAAAGACTCAACAAGTTCTGCAATAGATCTAACTGGTTATACTGTTTCAGCACAAGTTTGGGATACTAATAGAAAAGTAAAATTTGCTGATTGGGGTATTACTTATACAAATAGAAGTGGAGGAATAGTAGATATTGCTCTTACTGATACACAAACTGATAATTTTCTTGTTGGAACATTGAAATATGATGTTAAATTAACCGAGCCTAGCGGTGATGAGTATTATTATATAAGAGGAAACCTTAATGTAACCGAGGGCTATACAGAATGAGTACTCCGAATAAAGTCGAGGTATCACAAGTCTCAGATGTTACAACTGTAGAGATAACAACCGTTGGCCCTCAAGGCCCTGCGGCTGCTGGTTTTGAGTTTAATGGCGATAACAAAGTCAATGGCTCAATTCCTGTATATAATAGCTCGAATGCTAGATTTGAGGCTACATCCACCCACACAGTCTTGACGCTTGTCAATGGTGGAAATTTTTAAAAACCCCTAGTAAACTTAAATTAAAACATCATGTCCAACACTATCCGCATTAAAAAGAGAGCAGCGTCAGGAAGTGCTGGTGCGCCCTCTAGTTTATCTCCATCTGAATTAGCATTTAACGAGGCAGATTTAAAATTATATTATGGTTTTGGCGATAATGGATCTACTCCACCTTCTGCAAGTTCAATTATTACTGTTGGTGGTGCTGGAGCATTTTTTAATAAAACAGATACAAGAGCAGCAAATTCTATATTAGCTGGCCCTTCATCTGGATCTGATGCTGCCCCTGCATTTAGGGCTTTAGTTGCAGCAGATATACCTTCTCTTGCTCACACTAAAATTAGTGACTTTGATGCTGGTGTTCAATCAAATAGAGTAGATCAATTAGCAAGCGCAACGAATCCGGTTACAGGAGTTACGCCCACTGCTGATGCTCATTTTGCAACGAAAGGCTATGTAGATGGTGTTTCTCAAGGCTTAGATATTAAAGAGGGTGTTAAGGTAGCAACAACAGCAAACATAACTTTATCTGGAACACAAACTATTGATGGAGTTGCTGTTTCTGCTGATGAAAGAGTACTTGTTAAAAATCAAAGTACAGCTTCAGAAAACGGACTGTATCTTTGCAAAGCTAGTACATGGGCCAGAACAGATGATTTAGCTGCTGGTGATGATGCTTCATCTGTTTTTGTCTTTGTAGATCAGGGTACTGTAAATGCTGATAATGGCTATGTATGTAGCACAAATAAAGGATCAGCGGTAGTCGGAACTAACAACCTCACCTTTGTACAATTCTCTGGAGCGGGTCAAATTACAGCCGGTGATGGTTTAGACAAATCTGGAAATACTTTATCTCTTGATCTTAAATCAAATGGTGGTCTTGTTATTGAGTCAACAGAGTTAGCAATAGATTTAGCTGCAAGTTCAATAACTGGTACTTTGCCAGTTACAAAGCTAACAAGTTTGACATCTACTGTTACAGAGTTAAATGTGCTTGATGGCATTACCTCAACGACCGCAGAATTAAATCTTATGGATGGTGGAACGTCTGCAACTTCTACAACTTTGGCCGCAGCAGACCGCTTTGTATGTAACGATAATGGCACAATGAAGCAAGTTGCATTGTCTGACCTAGTCACGTTCTTGGAAGATGGAGCAACTTCTGGTTTTGATGTTAATGGAGGAACATATTAAATTAAACTAAATACTAGGAGGATAAACAAATGGCAGTCACAATTAAACTTAAAAATGCAAGTGGCAGCGATCCAAGTGCTAGTGATTTAGTTGTTGGTGAAGTTGCTCTTAGGACAGATACAGCTAAATTATTTACAAAAAAAGATGATAATTCTGTAGCTGAAATAGGCGGTGCAAGTGTAGCTGATGGATCAATAACATCTGCCAAGATAGCAGATGGAGCTATTGTAAATGCTGACGTAAATGCGAGTGCAGCAATAGCTGGGTCAAAGATTTCTCCTCAATTTGGATCGCAAGATATAACAGCAACAGGAAATCTTTCACTATCAAGCGGAGACATAACAATAACTAGCCTTGCTCCGACAATAAATTTAACTGACAGCAATGCTAATGATGATTTTAAAATTGAAGTTAATAGTGGTAGTTTTAAAATTATTGATGCTACAGACAGCAATGATAGATTTGCTATAGATTCTTCTGGAAATATCACAGTATCAGGCACAGTAGATGGTCGTGATTTAGCAACAGATGGCACAAAACTTGATGGAATAGAGAGTGGAGCTACAGCAGATCAGACAGCAAGCGATATCAAAACATTACTTCAATCAAGTAAGTTAACAGCCTCAGAAATTGCAAACGACACTATTACAGCAACCCAATTAGCTGCTGGTGCAGCAGATGTAAATGTAGTTCTTGATGGAGCTATTACAACAGGAAAACTAGCTAATGACGCTGTTACCTATGCAAAAATTCAAAATGTATCAGCAACAAACAGAATTTTAGGCAGAGATTCTAGTGGTGCAGGGGTAATAGAAGAAATAACACCAGCAAATCTACGGACAATGCTCAATGTAGCTGATGGTGCAACTAATGTTACGAATACAAACCAATTAACAAATGGAGCAGGGTTCATAACTGCAACTCTGACTAATGAGCAAGTCCAAGATATTGTCGGAGGTATGCTTACTGGTAATACTGAGACAGGCATAACAGTAACGTACCAAGACGGCGATGGCACTATAGATTTTGTTGTTGGAACACTAAATCAGGACACTACAGGAAATGCAGCTACAGCTACAGCCCTTGAAACTGCACGAAATATTGGTGGAGTATCTTTTGATGGAACGGGAAACATAAATCTCCCGGGTGTAAATACTTCTGGAAATCAAAATACTTCTGGCAATGCTGCTACAGCTACGAAACTCGCTACAGCAAGGACTATTGCAGGGGTTAGTTTTGATGGATCTGCAAATATTTCTTTAAATAATAATGCAATAACAAATGGTGCTGGATATTTAACTTCAGTTGGAACATCAAATATTGCCAATGATGCAGTTACTAACGCTAAAATTGCTGATGACGCAATAGAAGCTGCACAGTTAGACAATAATTGTATTACAACAGTAGCAATTTCAAATGATGCGGTTACTTATGCAAAAATTCAAAATGTATCTACAGATAATCGAATATTAGGCAGAAATGATGGAGTTGGATCTGGTGTAGTGCAAGAGTTAACTCCAGCTAATATTCGCAGTATGATAAACGTAGCTGATGGAGCAACAAACGTAACAAATACAAACCAGCTAACAAATGGTGCTGGATTTATTACCTCTGCTGATGGCGGTAATGCTGCAACATTAGACAGCATTGACTCAAGCCAGTTTGCTCGATCTGATACTGCTGATACTTTGTCTGGATTGATGACATTTAGTGGTGGTATATCTTTGGGTGCTGACGCTAGATGTGCTGCTGGTGTTTCATCTTTATCTGACGGATCAACGATCACTGTTAACTTTACTTCTGGAATACATCATTCGGTAACACTTGGAGGCAATCGAACATTTGGTAATCCAAGTAATGACTCAAACGCTGTAGGTCAATGTGGTTCTATTTTTATTACTCAAGATGGCACAGGGGGAAGAACAGCATCTTTCCATTCGGATTATAAATTTGTTGGCGGTACAGCACCTACTTTATCGACAGCAGCTAACGCAGTTGATAGACTAGATTATATTATTAAGGCAAGCGGTGTGATTCATTGTGTAGTTTCTTTAGATATAAAATAGATGGCTTTATTTGACACAATACGAGCAGGAGCTTCTGGAGCTACAGAAGGTTATCAGATAGAAAAAAGTTTGATGTTAAACGATCAACGTCAAACAGATTTTAAAAGAACTCCATCTTCTTCGGGTAACAGAAGAACAATGACTTTTAGCTTTTGGGCTAAACACGTTGATGCTGCAAATACAGAAAATTCTAGTGACGATCATTATTTTTATAATGCAAACTTTGGAAGTAATAATCCACAAAGTTATATGGCTTGGAAAAATAATAGACTTGCAGTTGAATTTGTAACAGGTGGTAGTTACTCAGGATCAGTTGCAACTGAAGCACGTTTTAGAGATCCTTCAGCTTGGACACATTATGTAGTTTGGATAGACACGACTCAAAGTACATCATCTAATAGAGTTAGATTTTATATAAATGGTGATGAAGAAACAAATAAAACTGGTAACAATGTAGGCTTGTCGTACCCTTCACAAAATTTTGACACAGCTTTTTGTTCTACTGCTGAACAAGTTATGTTTGAATATTTTGGAAGTGGTGGTAGTCATAATTATGATGGTTATGTTGCTGAATTTCATCTTATAGATGGTTCTACTGTAGCCCCAACAGAATTTGCAGAATATGATGATAACAATAACTGGATTCCAAAAGCCTATGCTGGTAGTTATGGGACTACTGGTTTTTATTTAAAATTTACTGATAATTCAAACACTACAGCTACAACTATGGGTAAAGATTACTCAGGTAATGGCAATAACTGGACTCCCTCTAATTTTAATGTAAGTGACATATCACCAGATACTCCAACTAATAATTTTTGTGTAATGAATATAAATGACAAAAGTGATAGTACTCAAATGAAAATTCAATATGGAGGTCGAAGAGCTTTAGCTACTCACGGTTTTAGATCAGTAAGAGGTACTTTTGGTGTTACATCTGGCAAGTGGTACTGGGAAGCCAGACTAGAAACTTGGGAGCATAGTTTTATAGGAATAACTAATGCAGAAGAACCTATAAATGGTGGAAATACGATAGGGGCGCAATCTGAACAAACCGCGATGATTAGACAAAATAACGGACATATAAGAACTAGCGGAAGTACTAATGTTAGTTACGGTACTAGTCAAGCAGACGGAGATATTCTTGGTTTTGCTTTAGATATGGACAATGGCAAATTTTATATTTCTAAAAACGGAACATATTTTAATTCTGGCAACCCTGTTAACCAAACTAACCCTGCCAAATCAGGTTTATTTAAAAGAATACATCCTTGTGCTGCACCTTATGATAATAAGTCTTGCTATTACAACTTTGGGGCAGATGATACTTTTAATGGAGCAATTACATCACAAGGAAATACAGATGGAAATGGACAAGGAAAATTTAAATATGCACCGCCAAGTGGATTTTTAGCTTTATGTTCTAAAAACTTACCAGAACCAACAGTTCCAGAAGGGAAAAAGTATTTTGACATTTTACTTTATACAGGAAATGGGTCTACAGGGCAATCAATTACAGGTTTAGATTTTGCACCAGATTGGCTGTGGCTAAAAAGTAGATCAGCCGAAAGTGACCAAACTTTTTGCGATGCCGTTAGAGGGAGATCAAAACTTTTCTATCCATCTTCCGCCCAACAGGAAAATACGAGCGGAACTAATAATGATGTAACTTCGTTTGATTCTAATGGTTTCTCACTCGGAGCGCACGATCACACTCAATCGACCAACGCTAATGGAGTAACTATTGTTGCATGGTGTTGGGATACTGGAACTTCAACTGTCACAAATAATGATGGCTCAATTTCATCACAAGTGAGAGCAAATCCTACCTCAGGAGTATCTGTGGTTTCTTATACAGGAACAGGTTCCAATGCTACTGTAGGGCATGGTTTAGGAGTTACTCCTGTAGCATATTTTGTTAAAAGACGAGATAACGGAGATGGTCAAACTAATTGGCGTGTTTATCATCACAACCTCGATAACGGAGAAGATCCCGAGGAGTTTCATATAAAATTAAATTCTAGTGACCAACAAGATGGTCAATCAAATATTTGGAATGATACCAAGCCAACATCAACAACTTTTAGTATAGGTACTCATGCTTCTACAGGTAATAGTGGCGGTAGTTATATGGCTTATGTTTTTGCCCCAGTAGAAGGTTTTTCCGCTTTCGGAGGCTATACAGGAAATTCAAGTAGTAACGGAACTTATGTAAATTGTGGTTTTAGACCGGCTTATGTAATAGTTAAGAAAGAAAATGGTGGAGAAAACTGGCAACAAAGAGATACTAAGAGAGAACCTTTTAATGTAACTGATTTAAGATTAGAAGCTAATCAGCGTAATCCTGAAGGTGGAGAAACTAATGGAGATAGACTTGATATTTTATCAAATGGTTTTAAATGTAGAGATAGTGCTGGTCAGTTTAATGATGGTCATAGATATATTTATTTCGCTTGGGCTGAACACCCTTTCAAAACTGCTAGAGGGAGGTAGTATATAGTTATGGCTTTTAAATTAAACGGAAACACATTACCCACTGATGTTGCATTTAAAACATCTGATGGAACTCAATACCCTGCTAACTGGTTAAGACTTTCCAGTGCTGAAGAAAAGGCTGCAATTGGTATTACGGAAGTTGACGACCCTAAAATTTACGACTATCGTTTTTATAATTCTGATGGATCAGCTAAAAGTTTAGTTGATGTTAACGCTACTTATACCGAAGATGATTCAGAAGGCACTTATAAAAAAGGTGATTTGATAAAGAATCCTGACGGAACTCAACTTGTTTATTATGGTGTAAAAACAGTTTTAATTAAAGAAGAAAGAAGAATTGTTAGTGGCTTGCTAAGTCAGTATGATTGGTACGTTACAAGAAAATCTGAAAAAGGAACTGCAATACCTGATGCAATAGTTACATATCGAGATGCAGTTAGAACAGCTTATGAAACAAGAAAAACTGAAATAAATAATTGTGCTGATACCGCAGCTTTAGTAACTCTTTACGAGACAACAGAAAAAGATGGAGTATATACTCCAAATATGACACAATACCCTTCTGATCCAAATAAATGGGCGATATGAAAAGCATTATTGAAAAACAATTAGTTGAGTGGAAAGAAGAACTTGCCAAGCAAAAGCAAAAGCAAGCACAAGCTCAAAAAGTATTACAAGAAACTACTCAAGCTATTCAGATGCTTGAGGGTGGTGTACAGGCGAAGGAGATGTTGTTGAAAAAGATCGAGTTAGCAATCCAGCCATCAGATAAAGAGGAGCAAGTCCAAGGATCAAAGCCAAAACCATCAAAGTAATTGGCATACAAGCTTTTAGGAGGGCTTCTTTAATCATGCGTAAGATTTTAGACATTATTACTATCGTAACCTCTGTTCTTGTCTTAGGGATTATAGGCACAGGTTTCTTTACATACAAAACTGTTTCTTCAGAAAAATTTCAAAAAGATATGATGGATAAAATTCTTGGAGGTGTTGGCGATATGATGCCTAAAGTTCTTGATAAATCTCTTCCAAGAATGACAGGCCCATCAATGCCATTACCTCAAGAACCTAGAAAGTGAATTGCTGGCATTGCAAAACTCAACTTATTTGGGGCGGAGATCATAGTTTAGATGGCGAGGATTTTCCCTTAAAATCTGGAGAATATAGTATGATAACTAATCTTTCTTGTCCTCAATGTCATTCTCTTGTAGAAGTTTATCTTCCAAGAAACGCATACGATTAATGATTTTTGGTTTTTTAAAAAAACTTATAAAATATTATGTTGATAAATTTATTACTTGGTTACGTTTAAAAAAATTTAATTTAGAACTTGATAATGACATAAAAAATTATCACGAAGAATTAGATAAAAAACAAAAAAAACCAAAACTTAGAGAAGTTGGTAAGTTTGGAGAAGATGGCTGGTCTATCTCTATTGGAGATATAGATAAAGATGCCTGAGATTAATCAAATACCTAACACAGCAATACCGCGTATTCCAATAATAGAAATACCTGTAGAACAATCATTACCAAATACGATTCATGTAACTAGGACGTTGCCTCCGGCGCTTACAATGCCTTGCGTAACTCTTAGAAGCGATGGTACAAAAAACAGTCAGTTATTTATAGACGATCCAAATGGAAATAAATTAATATGTCCTTTGCCATCTTATGTACCTTTGCAATATGATAAAAAAAAGATTTTACTTGTAGAAGAAGCTAAAACACCATCAAATGTAGAACCGCCAGAAACTGAGATAGAACAACCAGAAGTTCCTAATGTGCCACCAGAAAAACCACCTTGTCCAGATCCAAAAAAAAATAATCCGAGGATAGGAGACTTAAATGCAAAAGGTACAGAAAAGGTTATTGGTTTTAAATGGGTAGAAGAAACAAAAGAATGCGTAGTTCAATATGAAGCTACAACAATAGTTGAAAAATATCTTCCAAGCATAAATACAGTATCGACAACATTTGCAATAACAGTAGTAGCAACAACAGCAGCAACTCTTACACCAATACTAAACAGAGTACTTAAACCTTTATTTAAACAAGCTATAGGTAAAGTTAAAAAAATCATAGGTAAGAAAGGTACAAAATTTTCTGGCAAAAAACCTATGAAAAGCAAAATTAACAAGGTATAAACATAAGCAGACTTTTTTACAAGCCCCTTACA